GCATTCTCAGTTAGAATCTATAATAAGTGAAAATGCTCGAGAAGTATTACAGCCAAAATCATTAAAAATAAATTTATTTTCTCATCAAAAAAAAGCAATATATAAATTATCAGAAATAGAAAATACTCATATAATTAAATATCGTAATTTAACGCTTCATACTAATTTAGGAATTTATGCAGATAAAGTGGGAGCTGGAAAAACAATTACTATAGCTGCATTAATATCAATGTGTAAACCTCCATCTCAAAATACAAACAAATTAATGGGATGTACTGAATATTCTGTTGCATATCTAGAAAAAAATTTTAATAATATACGAATAATTAATTCAACTTTAATAATTGTTCCTCATAGTTTAATAAAACAATGGATAGACACTTTAGATCTAATAAATGATGAGAAATTTGAATATTTTGTAATTAATAAAAAAGCTAAAACCAAATGGTTAGAAAAAGAAAATTTACCAAAAGTTATTTTAATTTCAAATACATTTGCAAAATATTTATATTTGTGTAATATGAATTCTCAATATGATGCGGTACATTGGGAACGTTTAGTTATTGATGAACCACAAACAATGGTACTACCTTGTAAGTTACCCCAAGCAAATTTTACATGGTTTGTTTGTGCAACTCCTACATCAATAATTTACAGTAGTCGTCAATATTTAAATAGAGCTTCAAGAGAATTAACTGGATTATGGCGAAATAATCAACCGATTTATAGAGATTTACTAGCACGCTATGATAGATATTATCCTGTATTTAATCCAACTGAATTTGTAGTAATTAAAAATGATGATTCAGTTGTAGATAATTCATTAAAATTACCACCATATGAAGAAATTATTATTAAATGTAAAACTCCATCATATCTTAGAAGTAGAGCTATTCGAGATAATTTACCTAAAGATGCATTAGCGAGATTACAAGCGAATGATATTTCCGGAGCTATAGAGATTTTAAATTGTGAATCAAATTCTTCTTCGTGTGATATTGTAGAATCATTAGTTTTGAAATATAAAAATGAATTACACAATGAAAATATTGAAATTCAGAGATTAACGCAATTGCGAAATATTACAAGTCAGGATAGAAATGCCAGAATTGATCAACATAAAGAAAAAATTAAAATATTGAATTCCAAAATAGAATCTATTACTAACAGAGTACAATCTGTAGCGTGTTGTCCAATTTGTTTAGAGGAAATTACATCTACAAAAGCAGTTACAAATTGTTGTCAAAATTCGTTTTGTTTCGAATGTATTTTGATGGCACTAAGTGCCAATAATAGATGTCCTTTATGTAAAAAAAAATCATGTCAAAATACTTTACATATTGAAACAAATATATCTAGTAATACAACAAAACAAAAAGAATCTTTGCCAAGTAAAACCAATGCGTTACTAAATATAATTGAAAATATTACTAAAGATTCAAAAATATTAATTTTCTCTCAATTTGATAATTCGTTTCAAAGAATTATGTGGAAATTAAAAGAAAAAAATATTAATTTTGAAGTATTGAGAGGTAGATTAGAATGTCAACAAAAAATAATCAAAAATTTTGAAAATGGAAATAATCAAATTCTGATGCTAAATGCAAATAATTTTGGAGCAGGATTAAATTTGCAAATGACAACAGATATTATTATATATCACAAGTTTTATAATGATAGTTTAAAAAGTCAAGTTATTGGAAGAGCACAGAGATTTGGAAGACAATTCCCATTAAAAGTAACTTATTTAGAACATGAAAATGAATAAATATAAAGATTAAATTAAAAAACATTAAGTTTTAATAAGAACATTTTATTATTTCAGATCAATTTAATAATTTAGATACTTCTGAACCAGATAATGTTTCTTTTTCTAATAATTGATTAGTTAATTTATCTAACAAATCTCGATTTTTTTTAAGAACATATTTACACTGCAAATAAGCCGTTTCAACAATATTATTAATTTCTAAATCTATTTTATTTTTTGTTTCCGAAGATATTAAATTAGTATTAAAATTACCAGAATTTGATTCCCAAGCTATTGGAAAAGAATGTATATTTGTATTATTTTTAAAACCCCATAAAGTTACCATTTTATAAGCCAAATCCCGTACTTTTTGTAAATCTGCAGAAGCTCCAATTGTAATTGCTTTGTGTCCAAATACAAGTTCTTCTGCAACTCTTCCCGCTAAAGATACACATAATTGTGATTTTAAATATTCTTGTGTATATAATCCATTTTCAGAACGTTCTTCATTTGGTGTAAATGCTACAAATCCACCAATTCCATTTGTTCTAGGTAAAATTGTAACTTTTGTTATATTATCAAAATCAGGTGTTAATGCCGCCATTAATGCATGACCAGACTCATGTACTGCAACTAATTTATTCGATTTATTATAATTACTTCTTGTTTTTTGTATACCTAATGTTAATCTATCTAAAGCAAATTCAATATCGCTATTCATAATTAGAGTGTTTCCGTTACGAGCTGCAACAATAGCAGCTTCATTTAATAAATTTTTTAAAGAAGCACCAGAATAACCTATAGTTTGAGCTGCAATATTCTTTAAACAAACTTGCGAATCAAAACGTTTATTTCTAGAATGAACTTGTAATATTTCAAATCGTCCGTTTTTATCAGGTAAGCCAACTGGAATACGACGATCAAATCGCCCTGGACGAATTAATGCATTGTCTAGTATATCTGCACGATTTGTTGCAGCTAATACAATAATTCCATTATTCCCTATAAAACCATCCATTTCAGCTAATATTTGATTTAATGTTTGTTCTCTTTCTTCATTATTATTTACACCACTTGAAGAACGCTGTTTCCCGATTGAATCTATTTCATCAATAAATAATATACAAGGTGCATTTTCCTTCGCATTCTTAAACATATCTCGGACTCGTTTTGCACCTTGACCAACAAAAATTTCAACAAATTCTGAACCACTTGCAGAAATAAATGGAACTTGTGCTTCTCCAGCAACAGCTTTTGCTAATAACGTTTTACCAGTTCCAGGAGGACCTTCTAATAATACACCCTTCGGAATTTCAGCTCCAATTTCTGAAAACTTTTCTGGATTTTTTAAAAAATCAACAATCTCAATTAATTCTAATTTAGATTCATTTAATCCAGCAACATCTGAAAAAGTTATATTTGTTATCGGATTAAATATAATTTCCTTGGAATTTTGAGTAAAGGGATTATTCGGATTATTGCCACCAATATTACGAAATGAAAAAAACATAAAACTTAATAATGAAATTGGTATTACAATATTAAATAGTTTTGTAATACTTTCTAAGAAATTACCACTATTATAAATTGCATAGCGAACATTGTTTTTTTGCATTAAATTTTCTAAAATAGGAATCTCAGATTCTAAAATAGAAACAACATGAGATTTACCATACACATCTAATACTTTGATTTGATCATTTTTATTAGATATTGCTGCTAAATTTACTTTTTTTTGTTTTATATTTGTATACAAATCAGAAATAGTCCAGAATTCATTTAAATTATCATTCTCGTTATTTGATTTATCTATATTTGTTTCTTCCGCAACTGCTACACTTGGAATAATTACACTTGATAAAAGCCCATTGTTTAATTGACGTCTAGTAAAAATGTTTTTACTATTCAATTTTAAAGAATTTATAGTTGTTATATAATTAATAATAAATATATATAATAATTTCATTTATTTTATTATATTTTAAGTTATCTTTATATATAAAAGAAAAAATATTCAAATAATTAGAATCATTCAAATATTTTTTGAGTCTTCTTCATTTTTATTTAATTTGTGTAGTAGTATGGTGATAAGGATGATACTAGTAATAGTTGAAAGATGTTCATTTTGAATCTTTTTGTGGTGATATAATGTCTTTGTCTAATTCATTACTACTATAATGTCTTTGTCTAACTCATTACTACCTAAATTTCTCAAAAGTTTTAATTCTGTTTGTGATGGTTCACTCTCAGTATTATTTGCTGAAAATGGCAAAGGTGAAGATAAAAGATTCGAATCTTTTTGTGGTGATATAATGTCTTTGTCTAACTCATTACTACCTAAATTTCTCCAAAGTTTTAATTCTGTTTGTGATGGTTCACTCTCAGGATTATTTGCTGAAAATGGCAAAGGTGAAGATAAAAGATTCGAATTATTTGAATCATTTAATTCTTTTAATTTTATGTCTGATGTTGATATCTCAATCTTATTTAGATATTGTACAATATGTGTTTTTTTATCACTATAATCACAATGATAATCCAAAGAATAATCAAAACCAGGAATTTGACTCATGATGACACAATTTATATAAATAATAAATTATTTAATATTTATCATTATTTTAAAGTAATTATTATCATTAATAATCATTTTTAATCATTTTTATGTATAAAGTGTTCTATTTAAAATAAAAATAAAAATATGTATGGTATCAATATTTATAACGATATTATTATATTAGATATAAATTATTTATTTAATAATAATATAAATCAAAATAATGATGAAATAGTTAATTATTTATATGAATCTGCACTTGAGAAACGTATAATGTTTATTCGTGTTGGAAAAAATATAAATATTTCAAAAATTGAAAAAAATTATAATTTTATTAAGAAAATCGCAAAAACATTCTATAGTATTGAAAAAAAAACAATCCAAAAATGTTATATTTTTGATACTCCAAAATCATTTTCAAATATATTTTCATTTATTAAACCAATTCTAAGTAAAGATGTATTAAAAATTATTCAGTTTATAAAAAATGATAATATAAATGATACATTAACTAACATAGATAACAATATAAATAATATTAGTCAAGAATATTTTATGTAAATTATTATAATATTTTTGATTCAGATAATATAAGAGACCATCTACCTTCCTCTAAAGTAGATAAAACACTAGTATCTAACGTAACATTAGATAAATTACATAAATATTCTAAATCAGATTTTAAATAAGTTATATCTATTTCTAAATCAATTGTTGGATTTACCAATATTTTTTCTATTTTTAAACTTTGATATTCATAAATATCTTCTAAAATAAGTATAATATAAGGTACTTTTTTATACGGAATACCATTATTATCATTTCTCAAAGGAACTTTTGAAAATGGGTTCATTCTATTATTCGTTCTCAATGGTTTTAAAACATCTCTAAATTGAATAAGTCTTTCATCATTCATTAATGGTAACCAACCTAAAAATATAATATTATCATTATTATTATTATTATCATTTTTTTTTGTTAAATAATATTTTGCTTCACGAATATTTCTACAATATGATATAAACATTTCTTTTGTACTACAACTCGTTTTAGTAAATTGCGAAATACTATATGAATGTAATTTATTTAAAAGTGGATGTATATTATTTTTATTTATAGTTATAAATTCATTTGGTAATCTTAAAGATGATGTAAACTTAAATATTAATACATATAATAATAAGTTCATTTTCTAGTATTTATTATTTAATAATAATAATTAACACTTAACTTTAAAACGATTACTAAATAATAATAATAATATAATCATTTTTATAGAATATTTTCTTTTATTTCTACAACATTATATAAAAAAATGATAAATAATAAATTATAATATACTACAATATACAACAAATCACATAAACTATAAACTATAAACTATAAACTATTAATTATTTTAATGTATAAATTGAAAGAAGATATTATTGTTTATATTTCGCATTTTGTACAATATACAACATGTTATGGATCAAACGGTCTAATTACTGTAAATAAATCTATTAATAATATTTTGAAAAATACACCAATATGTGTGAAAAGGAAATTAAAAATTCAAAATCTTATTATTAAATCCTGTTTGTATCATAATATATCATGTAATATGATTCGTCGAATTTTAAATAATGCCAAAATAAAAAAAAATAAATTAGAACTTATTTTAAAAATAAATAGTAAAATAAATCATTAAAAAAATATAAATAAAATTATAAAATTATATTTATATTTTTAATATTTTTTAATATATTTATAGTTACACGCTTTACCAAAATTTGCAATATAATCCATATTAGATGTTCTTATTTGAATTTCTAAAGATATCAATTTATCTAATATTATAGTTGTATGAATTGAATTATATCCATTTTTTTTAGGATATTTGATATAATCTTTTGTACGAATTGTGTAAAAACTATTAGAAATAGTATATAATACTTTATAACATTCCTCAATTGCTTCTGAATTTGAGTTATACAAATCACTATTTATTATTATACGTATAGCCATTAAATCATATATTTCATTAATATTATTATTTTTATTCCATGCAGAATAAATAGATTTTATACGTCCTTTTATTTCATGTTTAAACATTAATTTAAATAAATCTGTTAATTGTAATAATTTTTGTGATAAATTTAGATCTAGAATATGAATTGAAAATTCATAGAATTTATCTGGAAATAAGTATAATAAAGTTAAGTTTCCAAGTTCTTCAACACAATTATCTAAATGACATATTTGTGCTAAAGGTATATAAAAATTCATTGTATCTTTAAAAATTTGATCATATGATATATTCTTATTTACTTCTATTTCTATGAATCTTAACAAATGTAATCTATTATTAATTAATATTATTAGACTTGTACATATTATTTCAAAATATAGATTTTGATAAATATTAATATTATTAGAATCAGAAAAATCAAAACATTTATAATTATCTATATTGTTATAATATTCTATTATTTCAAAATTTTCTAAATACTTTAAATAATTATAACCTTTATTAATTTCATTGTCAATATTGTATGTTTTTAAATTGGGTGTTTTTAAATTGGGTGTTTTTAAATTTTTTGTTATATTTTTTTTGAAAGTTATTTTTTTAGTTGGATTTAAATACATACATTCTATTAATATTTGAAGTAAAAAAAAAATTTTTTTCATCTTATATTTACGTATATAAGTTGATTTATATTAAAATTCATTTTATTTTTTTAACTTTCCATTTTTGATAAAAGCTCTAATTGACTTTCTAAATCTTCCATTTCTTGTGCTAATTCAGAAGAACGATCACTTTTAAATTGTAATAAAAATTTAGCACCTTTTTCTGCTTTCGATTCCATGAAACTTTTAATTAATTTTAGATCATCTTGGATTAAATTTGCATCAGATAATGTGTTTTTAACATATTCAATAGCAGTTGTGATTGATTCCAAAACTAATTGTGCAATACCAGTAGATACAACTGATATTTTAATTCCTTCATGACCAGTTTTGGAGAAATGATCGATAAATACTTCTGAAACAGTAGTTACACCATCGCTCGCAAGGATATCTTCATCTAATGAAATGTTACCTAATATTTTAGGAATCATATTTTTAGGAGTATATGATACAGTATCTTTGGGATTAACACCTACTAAAAAAGTAGCACTGTCTTGTTTTGTAGAACTAGCATATTCACCATTAATTAAAACTTGTCCGTTATATTCAGTAAATCTCGCAATTGTTGCTATACCCGCAACAATACCATTTAATTTATCTTGTAAACCACTCCAATCCGATTCTTTAAAAGTGTCATTCGCCGCTTGGACATAATTATAGCCTTTTGTTAAACTTTCTAATACATCTTTGTAACCTTGTACTGCCGCATCAATCATATCATGGCCATCTTGTGCATTACTCGCTGCTTGTTTTGGTTTCCAAAACATAGTTAACGCGTCTTCATCTAAATTTTTAGTTCGCATGTAATAACTTTCTAAGTCATTACCGGTTAAAGTTTGTAATTCAACAAGTTCTGCTTGAACTATTTCCGTTTTAGCTTTAATCTCCATTCTCTTCAAATGATTATTTAATCTTGTTTTGTTCGTCATAGTATAATTTCAATATAGATCTTCTTTATATATAAAAATTAAATTACAGGTGGTGTTTTTAACATAATTAGTATTAACATTGATATTATTGCAGCAATAAATGTATTTATAAAATTAACAAATTCATTATTTAAGTATTTATCTTGAAAAGTTGCACCAATATATGATTCACAAAATGTTGCAAATTGTGAAGAAATAAAACAGATTAATATTGCAGAATAATTATCAACTAAATTTAACTTATATCCTTCAAAAATTAAAATTATACTACCAAAAATGCCAGCCAAAGTACCTTCTAAACTAATTGCACCTTCAGTACCTCTAGATACTTTAGTTAAATTAGTTATTAAGAATGTTGTGTTTCCATAAGCTTTACCTATTTCACTTTGAAAAGTATCTGCTAATTTTGCAGAAAGAGAAGATACATAGCCAATTTTGAAGATTTCTGAATAATCAGAAAAAATATAGCTACCTATAGCACAGATCATCGCAACTGCTGCACTACCCCAAACATTTTTAGGTTCTCTCATACCATTATTAGATTCGGCAATACCTTCTTTTTTTTTTTGATTAAATTTTATTTTTGTTACTAAAGATCCTAAAATAAAATAAGAGACACAATATATATATCCATTTATATCTAAAAAAGTCATTAAACCAATACCAAGAATTGCGCTATGAAGTAATCCGTTATCAGACAAACTGGTTTGATTTGAATTGATTAATCCATAATATCCCACACCATTTGTTAATAATGCTGTTTTAAAATTCGTAAATAATGAAGAATCTAATAACGAAGTATCAAATAATGAAGAATCTAATAACGAAGTATCAAATAATGAAGAATCTAA